GAGAGATTTATCTTTAGAACGACCCCCTATTATGACAAGTACTCAGAGTCTAGATATGATAGGAGATAAATTCAACAAGGTTAAATCAGGAATTGGCGGCGTAAAAGACGCCGCGATGGACGCTTTCGCTAATTTTAAAACTAAAAACTTTTCAGGAGCATTTAGTTCTATAGGTAAGGGAGCAGAATCCGTTGGCAGTATATTCAAGGTTTTTAATCTTGATAAACCTGCCAACATGGACGCAACCTTAAGCAATTGTATTTACCCAGCAGCACCACTCGCACATATGAGAGGAGTAGATAATAGCGTACGTTTAGGAGCCACCCCCCAGGGCGGTTATTTAACGCACGATTTGTTTTCTACAACTCCCGGAGAAGAACATTTAATATCACACCTGATTCAAATGAAAGGTTTTCATGATACAACATCATGGACAACTGATCAAGTTCCAGGCACAGTTCTCGGAGTAATACCAATTGCCCCGTGGTACTCACCACAAGGACAAACCGTAACAGCAGGAGGAGATACATATTACGGACTTGAAAACACATTCCTTAGTTATTTAGCAGCATTTTTCACATTCTGGAGAGGATCAGTTGATCTAAGATGGGATTTTGTCTCATCTAAGATGCATAGCGGACGGTTAGGATTTATATTCTTTCCAAATGATGATCTTAATTGCAAATATGGTGCTTCACCAGCATCGTTAGACCTTAGCTTATTCACCAACAATCCAATTTATTATTTTGATTTAGCGGAAAGTAAGACGGCTCAGCTCACTATTCCATTCCAATCTGGAACCCACATGAAGTGGATGTTACCAGCGAGGTTTAGAATAGCAGAGGGAGCAACATTACCAACCCAACTTGAGAATTACATGACAGGAACTCTAGCAATAGTTGTAGTCAACCAACTTATGGCGCCTTCCAGCGTTGTACAGTCAGTTGAATTCAACACATTTGTCGGAGCCGGCCCTGATATGGAATTCGAAGCCCCCACCACAGGAGATTTCGGTTATCTTTACGAAGATATCGGAAATCCTATACCCCCAGCCCCCCCAATCATTACACAAACACAAGGATTAGAACCACAACCAAACAGATCTAACGACACTCACCCCACCAATTATTTGCTTAAAGCAGGCGGTCCAGTTTCACGACTAGACGCTTATGGAGAGCATATTACAGACGTTAGAGATTTAACAAGAAGATATACCATCAAGGATACAATAGAAGTAGTCATGACATTAAATCCTACTACAGGATATTATGAGGGATCAGAATCCATTTTTAATTCACCTTATAAACTTTTCGATGACACGGCTACAGTTTCGCATTTACGATACCAATCTTTTCTAGCACGTATTTCGGCACTATATGCGTTCTGGCATGGATCTATTAGATATAAAATTTTACCATATTGCCCGAG